GTACTTGCCATGTTTACCTCACTATTTCTGTATATGTCTCTGTGCCACTAGGCGTAATCTCTGTCCATGTTTCTGTGCCACTTGGTGTTATTTCTGTGTATGTTTCTGTCGTGGCATCTGTTACAACATTTACAAACAGTATATCTCCAGATGATGTTTTTGTAAAATTCAAATCTTGAGAAGATATACCTCCAAGCGTAGCACTACCGTTTGATGTCTGTGTAAACACGCTACTCATGGTTATATCTGTAAAGTTTACTATCTTAATGTCTTCAGTGGTTTGTGTAAAATTAGAAATAACTTCTGCGTTTACACTACCAGTAATAAATATACCTGCTGTTGTTTGTGTAAAGTTACCATCGATAGATGAAATACCAACAAGTGTTCCAGATCCTATGCTAGAACTTGTGGCAAGAGCGTTCATCTCTGCTGTAGCTACTAATAATACGCCACCTACATCAGCAAGAGCAGTTTCTGCTATAGCAGCGTGACCCAACATTAATCAGCTTCCTCTATCTTGTTGCCTTTAGCTACCCATTCTTGGATTGCTTGGTAGTGTCTGTTGTTTGGGTCTATTGGCACTGATTTAAAATCATCATCAATCGTACAACTGATGGAAACATTTCTGCCTTTGTAAGAAACATATTTAGCACTTTTAATATTCATTTTTATAACTCCGCATCAAAATCTATGTAACCGCCTTCTATGTCTATTACTAATTCAGCACAATATCCTTTTACTCTTGTGGTCCCGTCTGTTGCTTGAAGTCTAATTACATTACTTGTTGAACCACCACCATTACTATGTAAGACTATAGCAGTAGGTGCAGTGTCATATGGTTCTAAATCAAAATCAGATAATTGAGAAAATCCTACGGCTGGTTGCCCTCTCATTCTAGTAGATAAAACTGCCTCTATAAATATGGCTGTTGTACTATTATAAGGTCCAACACCTACACCGCAAAGACCAAGACCTGTTTCTCTAGACATTCTTTGATAATATCTATGACAAAGTCTTGCTTCTTCCCCAAATGACCTATGCTCAAATGGTGTGGCTTGTGAGCCTACTTCCATTTGTAAACCAGTGATAAATAATTCATTATCTGTACTAGAATATAAAGAATCTATACCTGCCGCTCTTTCATTATTTGTCATAGCTCCCCAAGATGTTTGTAAAGTGCCACCAGTGTAAGTTGAACCTGCATGAAAAAAGAAATTTAAATCTAAACTTCTATTTGCATCATTGTCTAAAGGTCCAGTTGTATCACCATCAAACGTAAGTATGACACGATTCCAAGAAGTAGTTACATTAAATGTTTTAGCTATACTCCTATTACCACTTGTATCTATGTCTAAAACTTCTAAAGCATATGTTTTTGCAGTTCCTTTTACATAAAAAGATATTGTAAATTTTTCAGCTTCAGATGTTCCCTTCTTCAATTGTTGTAAGTCTTGACCTTCAATTCTATAAGATAAATTTAATGCTTCACCTGCTGCGATAGATGTATCAGCAGTTGTTACATCAAACTTCATTGCTTTTGTAAATCCCGGCAAATCCGTAATATCGGCTTGAGTTAATGTAAAAGCACCTGCTGAATTATCGCCGCCTGTTACATCAATTCTAAATCTATCAAGTGAATAAGCATCTGTAGTGGTATAATTAAATGACGTACCCCTCTGTGCCACTAGCATTGCACCATTGATGATAATATTCCTTCTCCCACCAATCTGACTATTGGTTAGGACCTCACCCATCTTTGCTAATTCTGCTGCTTTGGTCATGCTAAATCTCCTAGAAATCCTTGTGCATTTAATGACAAATCAGCTGGTGTACTTCCAACTCCTGAAGTTATAGTAACACCATAATTAGATCTAAAGCTACTGGTAGCATAAGCATTACCTGTACCCTGTAAGTGACTACCTCTGCTTGACTCATTGTCTACAGAACCATCTAAAAGAACATAATTAGTGTTTGCCATTGCATTACTAAAAGATGTGGTATGATCTCCTGTGCCATTATCCGTCATACCACTAACATTAAAGCTATCTCTACTAGCAGCACCACTAGCTTGACCATTAAAGTTCACCCAAGCCTTTGCTGTACCTTGATTAATCGTACTCATAGCAGTAGAATTATTACTACTTGCATCTGTTAATGTGTTTACTCTTAATATACTAGCCATTATGCTAAATCTCCGTGTACTGATGACCAAACATTTGAAACATCAATAAAGGCAGCTGATTCATTTCGTCTTTTAGTATCATAACCTTCAGTTGTTTCTGTATCAGACCAACCATTACCATATGAATGGTCGTGACTTTGTATGGAATAAGTAGCGTTACCCATGTTAGCTGTAAAAGTAATTCTATAAATACCAGTCCCTTCGTCTGCTATACTACTAAAGTTAAAACTGTCAATAAAAGAAGGTGTTCCTGACCCATCAAACATACACCATGCCTTACATAACCCTTGTTGCAGATTAGTTGTTGTACTATTGCCTTCACCTGTAACAGATATAGAACCTGCTGTGGTTACACCTGTAAATTTATCTACTTTGAGTTCACTAGCCATTATGCGAGGTCTCCAAACAATGATACATAAATACCAGAATAATCTAACGCCAAAGCATTAGATGTTGCATGAGCACCTGCACGAGTATCAAAATCTAAAGTGCTTGTAGAATTTGGATGGTCGCCTGTTTGACAAATTCCGGGATTTCTAATATTTGTTGAAACACTTGAGCCATCATTTGCTGTATTCCAAACAGAACCAAAGAAAAACTTATCTGATGCACTATTAAAATTATTAGTAAAAGTAGATGTAAAATTACCTGTTGCATTATCTGCAATACTAGTTTGATTTAAACTGCCATCAACTTCTGGTGTATAAGCATCATAATTTACAAGAAATTTTGCTACTCCATTTGTAAGACTTTGCGTCACTGAACCACCTTCAGATACAAAGGTTGAATCAGAACCTTTGACCTTTACATTTGTGCCACCACTACCTGCTTTATCTACAATGGTATCTACATTTAACTGACTTGTCATACGATACTCCAATAGCCATTAACAGTAACTGTTGCTGACTGTGTTATAGGACCTGCACTTACACCATTCTCATCACTATCTATTGTAATATCTGCACTTATTGTCTGTCCGTTTAATCTTATAATACTATTATTGCCCTTGAAAGGATACCTCGTATCTGCTTCTGATTTTGTATAACTATCTGCTACAGAAAAAGTATCATAGACAACCATTTCTACTATATCATTCAAACTTGCTGCTTGAACTAATACAACAGTTGTGCCAGTTGTTGCAACGTAGTCATCACCCGGCACTAACAAAATACCATTTTGATATACATCCATGTACAGACTATCGGTGTAACTTAGTGATAGTGAGTTTGCATCTGATCCACTGAAGCTGGTTTGTCCAGCCGTGGCTTGATACTGAAACCTACTTCTTACACCAAAATTTTCTGAACGACCTATGTATGGCATTGTTTACCTCTCTTGTGATTCTTTCCAAGTTTTATAATTAGCTTTCACTGTGTCTGTCCAAACTGCATTAGCAATCGCTTGTACCTCTGTTGCTTCTTTAGATATATCTGAATCAGGATTTAAAACATGTCTATGTCTTGATCTACTGATTTCTGTGCCATCTTCTTTGATAACTGTATCGGTAGCAACTTGAACATGCCAACTCCCCACAACCTCTATTTTGCTTATTTCAAATTCTTTTGTTATTGCCATTTTTTTTCCTTTATGCTGTTGGATATGCTGCACTAAATTCAAGCCAACGATTAGACGCATCTGCATTTGAATTAACAGCAGCACCTAGCATAGTATACATTTGTATTCGTGAACTATTTTGCACCACATAAACTGTACTTACAGTATGATTTACTACTGTAAACATATTTGCATAACCTATTGCTCCACTTCCAGAAGCATAACCATCTGCATTTGATCGTGAAGCATAAGGCAATCCATCTATTTTGACTGTTGCATTAGCATTAGTACCAGAAAATCTCATAGAACAAGTTAAGTAACACATATGACCAATTTTAACGTATGAAGCCTCTAAAAAATCTGTAGTAAAACTACTCCAACCACTACTAATGGTTGGTGTCCAAAATCCCTCTTCATAATCATCAAAAAGTTCACTAACAAGAGAAGCACCAGTAGCACTTGAATTAGCAGTCGCAGCAAAATCAATACCATGACCACTTGCTAACGTCACATTTCCATCAGTAAGTGTCAAACCATTTGCTATTGTAAGGCTAGTGCTTGATAAGGTTAAACCCTCTGCACCTGCCCCTCTTACTTTAGTTAATGCCATCCGTTACTCCTATGCGTATGGACTGTCACCTAATACACTTGTATCCCAAGCTGCTTTTAACTTAGCAATAGTATCTGCATCTGTTATTGCTTTTGCAGCAGGTGCATCTCTTAATGCTTTTTTCTTAGTTACACTAGCTGCTTGTGCAGAACTATCTCCAGCTTCTAATGCTTTCATATAGACCACATCTTCTTCTGCTAATAACGGAGTTCTAACTTCTCTAATCTTATCTTGAAAAATCTTTTTAGATTCAGCTAGATCTTCTGTTATTGTTTTACCAGATAATGTCCAAGCACCTCTGAAATGTCTATCTGATGGCACAGTTGCATCTGATGCTGCAATGGTGTTGCCATCTTTATCTACTATGTTGGTTGTCATTTAAGCCACCTCATCTTTCTGTATGGTTAGTTCTTCGTTAATCTTCCA